GAGGGCTATATCAGGTTGCCACAAAAGTCAAAGAAATTGTTGCGGGCTGTCAGCCAGAAGCGGAAATGATATACATTGAGGGCAACAGCGTAAGTGGGTCACACTCGACAACAGCCAGGCGACTAGCAGAGCTAGCAGGCGCGTTAAAATATGCCTTGTATCCGTTGGAAGTGCGGGAGGTCGCAATGTCAACATGGAAAAGCAGAATAGCAAAGAATAAACTGCGCGGCGTGAAGAAAGCAACGAAATCCGGCAAGGCTGAATACTTGTGTATAGTGAATGAGATGACGGGCTACGAGTTTGCAACGACCGACGAAGCTGACGCGTACATGATAGCGTTGTGTGGCAGGCTTGAATGATTAGCAGACTTGTGCTAAGCTTTCAGGGGTTAGATGATTTATGCAAGGGTGAGAGTTTGCATGAGTCATATAGTCACTATCGCCCGCCGCGCCGTCTCTCACCGGCAAAGGCGGGTTTTTTTATGACTAGGAGGATAGATAATGAGAGAATATAAGTTCCGGGCGTATTATTACCCGACAGGTAAGATGTATAAAGTCTATTGTATACACGAGCGTACTGTCTTTTTAGAAAAAGATCACTCAATGACAACACTAGCCAGAAATGATTGTGAGATCATGCAGTTCACCGGACTGCTCGACAAGAATGATGGTGAGATATATGAGGGCGATATCCTTGAATGGGTAGGCGTTCCCGGGATGGATGATGGAGTTGGGGTCGTAATTTGGCATAAAAACCACGCCTCTTTTTATGTGGAAAATGACGATGCCAATGTGTACGATGAATTATACGATGTTTTTGATTATAGTTATGTAATCGGTAATATCCATGAACATAGTGATGTGGTGTAGTATGATTGGTGTTGTTGCGGAATAGGGTATCTAGTGTTATACTAGGGGGGAGGGGTATGCCAGTGGCAGAAGTGAAAAAGCGCGGAGCGGGTAAGCCGCCGATCAATGACTATGACGATGTGAAAGCAATTCAGGCGAAAATAGATAGCTACTTGGCGACTAATGACGAAGAAAACCCTATAGGCTTTGCGGGGCTTGCTTATGCGCTGGGCTATTGCAGTCGGCAGACCATTTGGGAATTAGCCAAAAAAGATCACCCGATTTCATTACCCGTAAAAAGAGCGCTGTTATATATAGAAGCGGATTACGAGAAAACCTTGCGCGGCAAGTATCCTACCGGTTCAATCTTTGCCTTAAAAAATCGCGGTTGGACAGATAAGCAGGAAGTCGAACACACTGGCGGCATAACAATTCTAGTTGATAGCGAAGTTGCAAAACTCTAAAGTTAAGATAACAGACAAACAACGCGAAGCTGTCAGGCTGTTCATTGCTAACACAACGGTGTGTATGTTCGGCGGGTCACGGAGCGGTAAAACTTTCATTGCGCTGTATGCGATGGCAGTTAGGGCGGTAAAATATCCAAACAGCAGACATTTAATTGTGCGGTTTCGGTTTGCCCATGCAAAACAGTCGATTTGCTACGACACAATGCCCGTGGTGCTGGGGCTGATGGGGATAACGTCAAGCGTTAAGTTAAACCGATCGGATTGGTTTTATAAGTTTTCAAACGGCTCGACAATATGGGTTGGCGGGCTAGATGACAAAGAGCGGAGCGAGAAGATTCTCGGTAATGAGTACGCGACTATTTTCGAGAATGAAGGCAGTCAAATAAGCTATGATGCGCATGAGACATTGACCACTCGCCTTAACCCACCGAAGGGAGTGCCGCCGCTTCACATAATTGATTATAACCCGCCGAGTAAAACGCATTGGGGTTACTCTATATTCGAGCGCCGCAAGTTTCCAGATGGGCGAAATGTACCGGAAGGCGATTATGGTAAGATAAAGATGAACCCGCAGGACAACCAAGATAACTTATCCGATGGCTATATCAGCCGGACGCTGGCGAACCTAAGCGCGGCAAAGCGGCGGCGGTTTTTAGATGGCGAGTATGGCGACGACAATGGCACAATGTGGCGGCGTGAGTGGATTAAGTACCAAGGCGCGCCGGAGGCGATGGCGCGTGTGGTGGTTGGAGTTGACCCGACTGGATCAAAGGGCGGCGATGAATGCGGCATAATCGTAGCCGGTGAATTAGACGGGCGGTATTATGTGCTAGATGATTACTCGATGCACGGCACACCGAGCGAGTGGGCGCAAGCAGTCGCCGAGGCGTACACTAAATATATGGCTGATGCTATTGTCGCCGAATCTAATTACGGCGGTGAAATGGTGCTACATACAATCAGGACAGCCGCACCAGATGCGCGGGTTACGATGGTAACGGCAACGCGGGGTAAGGTTGTTAGGGCTGAACCGATTAGTGCACTTTACGAGCAGGGCAAAATATGGCATAGTCAGGTGATGCAAGAGCTGGAAGACGAACTGTGTATGTACGATCCAGCGACTAGCAAAAGCCCAAACAGAATGGATGCGCTAGTATGGGCGATAACGAACTTAACAGGCAAACAGGCGGCAAGCGTGGCGGCTTTTTCAGCGTCACAACTAGGGGTGTAGATGCAGATAAACACTGAGCGACTATCAGCGGCGCAACTGACAGAAATTGATAATAGGATGGCTACGCGTGACGCGCATTACACGCAATGGCGGCGTTATATGCTGGGCGATAATCCGGCTATCAGGGACGCACCAATGCAAGAAAAACCAGACAACCGCGTGCCTGTGCCTTTCGCGCGTAAGATAGTCAGAACTCTAAAAGGCTACATGTTCAAGCCGGGGTACATCACTTACAGTGCCGAGGGCGATTACATTGATACACTGAAGGCTGGTGTGTTTGACGCGAATGATGAGGAGCTTCTGACCGCCGAGATCGCGCAAGATGCGTTATCCGCGCCGGAGTCATACGAACTACTGCGAGTAGGGGAGCGATTGCCAGACATTAAGCTCTATCACGTGCCTTATAATAAAGGTTATCCGATTTATGACACCACGCTGGCGCGTAATTTAGTCGCGTTTGTCCATGTTGACACGGTAGACGCAGGGGCGTTGGCAACGGCGCAGACAAAAACAGTTTACTACGCTGACACTTACGAAACGTATCAGCGTACTACAAGCGGCGGGCAATGGGTGCAGGTTGACGAACCGCGTGATCATCCGTTTGGGGCTGTTCCTGTTTCAATTTATCGCACAGGTAGCGAGGGCGTGCCGGTTTTCGATTGCGTTATCCCTTTGATCAATGAACATGATAAAATCATTTCTAGCGCATACGCTAACGAGCGCGAGCGGTTCGCTAATTCGCTGTTAATTTTGCTTGATAAAATCGTCACAGGCACGGACGACGAGAAAGCCGAGACGATGAAACAATTGAGTCAAAATCGGATTTTGCAAAATCTCGGGCGTAATGGCGATGTTTCCCGGGTTCAAGATGCGGTCGCATTTTTGACGAAACCAAGTAGAGGCGCAGATGTAGCAGAAGAGGCCGACAGGCTTGAGCGGTTAGTCTATGACATGGCAATGGTTATTAATCCAACTGATGACACGTTTTCCGCATCAAGCGGTATAGCCCTTAAGTACAAACTGCTTCCAATGGAGTTTTTAGCGTCAGACATTGAGGCTTATTTTTCCAGAGGGCTACAGCGGAGGATTGAACTAATCGGCCAGGCACTCAATGAGATGACTGGCATTACGCCGGAGTCAGTGACTATACATTGGCGCAGGAGTTTGCCGCCTGACTTGACCGCACTGGCGGTTGATGCGATGAACTTGCAGGGGTTACTGTCAAAACAAACAGTGTTGAGACTATTCCCCGCCGACATTGTGCCGAACATAGCCGCAGAACTTGATCGCATTGCCGTTGAATCCGATCCTTACGGCGTTGATGATGACAGCTAAACAATTAGCCGCGCAAGTCGAGCGGATGCAGGCTAAAGCGGTGGGGCGGACAGAAAAAGAAATCATTGCAATTTACGCGGCAGTGCGTGATGAAATGCGCTTAGAGCTTGCGAAAACGTACGAGCGCTATTCAATTGATGGTAAACTAACAACAGGGCAGATGACAAAATACAACAGGGCGGTCAATCTCGAAAAAGAATT